CAAATCGTGGCATCAATATGTGGACGATTGAGCAGGGCACGAAGAATTTGGTACAGGGCACTGCGACGTACGATTTACCGAACGACACCATTGACTTGCTTGAGCACGTTATAAGAACGGGAGCTGGCAATGTTTCTACGCAAGCTGACCTTACACTTACCCGGATTAGTGTCTCCACCTACGCCACAATCCCAAACAAACTTTCTCAAGCACGACCGATACAAATTTACATCAGCAGGAACTCTGGGGCCACGTACCCCGCCACCAGCGGCTATTCTCCAAGTGCGACAGCCTACCCCCAATTCACAGTTTGGCCTGTCCCTGACCAAGGCACTGAAGCCTCGCCGTACTATCAAGTAGTTTATTGGCGTTTGCGTCGGGTGCAGAACGCTGGGGATGGGTTAGAAACTCAAGATATGCCGTTTAGGTTTTTGCCTTGTATTACCGCAGGTTTGGCGTATTACATTGCCATGAAGATTCCTGAAGGCACAGATCGTATTCAGATGCTTAAAGCTGCTTATGAAGAACAGTGGAACCTTGCAGCAGGTGAAGACCGTGAAAAGGCGGCAGTGCGTTTTGTTCCACGACGGATGTTTTTGGGTAATGTTGGGAGCTTCTAATGCCCAATCAGTTTGCCTCTGGTAAATGGGCTATCGCGCAGTGCGATAGGTGTAACTTTCGTTATAAATTAAAGCAGTTACGCCGACTGATTATCAAGACCAAGAACGTCAATATTCTTGTTTGTCCTGAGTGTTGGGAACCCGATCAGCCACAATTACAGCTTGGTATGTATCCGGTGTATGACCCACAGGCTATTCGTAATCCTCGTGTTGACTCTAACTCTTACTATCAAGCTGGGTTAAACGGGCTACAGATTGAGCCTGTGAATAACGATGCTAGTCAGGATGAGCTTGGATCAATTACACTTGGGAGTAGGATTATTCAGTGGGGATTTAACCCCGTGGGTGGTTCAAGATTGTTTGATGCTGCGCTTACTCCAAACGACCTAGTGGCGCAGGGTTTAGTTAATTCTGTAACTGTTTCGTAGGAGTTAATGATGGATAAGAAAGATCTAGCGCAGGACAAGAAAATGATTGCTGGTGCAGTGCATAAGCACGAGCGTTCTATGCACCCCGGTAAACCCATGACCAAGCTTAAAAAGGGCGGTCCAACGGGTATGGACATGCGTAAAGTTGGGCGCAATATGGCTCGTGCCTCTAATCAAAGGGGTCGATAATGGCTACATACAGCATGAAAAAGGGCGGTAAAGAAGTTGGCCCTGCTTCTGTTTACGCTGAACCGCATACGATGGCTGGGAAAAAATTAAAGATGGACCCAAACCCCGGATCTGGTGTTGAGCAAAACAGCAGCAACGAAGTCAATATTTCTGTAGGCAACATCACCAAACGTGTCAATAACGACGTTAAGACTTCGGGTATCAAGATGCGTGGTGCAGGGGCTGCAACTAAAGGCACGATGTGCCGGGGGCCGATGGCGTGAACTATACGGATCTAAAGAAAGCGATTAGAGGGTACGTCGAAAACGATTTCCCAACAATTACTTTTACTGATTCAGCTACGACCTTTACGTCGGATCAGCAGCTTGCTGTTTTTGTCAGACAAGCTGAACAGCGTATTTTTAACGCTGTTCAGCCCCCTATCTTTCGTAAAAGTTTGCAGGGTGTGTTTGATGCGGACAACCCCTATCTGACTTGCCCTTCTGACTTTCTTGCCCCGTTTAGTCTTGCAGTAATTAATTTAACAACAGGGCGGCGTGATTTTCTGTTGAATAAAGATGTTGAATTTATTCGTGAGGCATACCCTATACCGACTTCGACAGGACGCCCTCGTTATTACGCTTTGTTTGGCCCTATGGTTAATGGCGGCAGTATCACAACAACACTTTCAATAATTATCGGTCCAACCCCAGATCAAAACTACCAAGCAGAATTGCATTATTTTTACTATCCAGAATCAATTGTTGATGCTGAAAATACTTGGCTTGGTGATAACTTCGATACGGTATTGTTTTACGGTGCGCTTCAAGAAGCGTACACATTTATTAAAGCCGAGCAAGATATGATGGCTCGGATAGATACACAGTATAAAGAAGCCCTTGCATTGTTTAAACAGCTTGGTGATGGTAAAGACCGCCGTGATACTTATCGTGACGTACAAGTACGTTACCCTGTGAGGTAGTATGGCAATCTTCCAAACCATGTGCACGAGTTTTAAAGCTGAAGTCGCTCAAGGACTGCACAACTTTACAACGGGGACGGGCGATGTCTTTTATCTTGCGTTGTACCTACCCTCCGCAGACTTGGGAGCAGACACCACCGTTTACACAACGTCGGGTGAATCCAGTGGAACCAATTACACCGCTGGTGGGATTGCACTTACAAACATCACGCCAACAACTTCTGGCACCACGGGGTATTGGTCGTTCCAAGACGTTACTTTTTCAAACGTATCTCTTACATGCGCTGGGGCGTTGATCTACAATACGACTAATGGTAATCGCGCTGTTTGCGTGTTAAATTTTGGCACAACACTTGTCAAAGCTAGTCAGGATTTAGTAATTACTTTCCCAACTGCGGGTTCAACAGACGCTGTATTAAGGATTTCTTAATGGGTATGGTCACCACAACTAAAGGTCAGATGGACGAAGCGCAACTTGAAAAGCGTGAAGGACTTATTGACAACGATGATGAGCATACTAAGTGGGTAGAGTATTGGCATGAAGGCGAGCTTGTGCATCGTTCGGCGCATGTCACTTTGAAGAAAATGCCGTCTATTGACGGCGCGATTGCATCTTTTTAGGGGTTTGACATGGCAAACACACAAGCAATGTGCACATCGTTCAAGGTCGAATTACTGACCGGAACACATGCGTTTGGCACTGCTCCCACTAGAGCTACGACTGCGGCAGATTCATTTAAAGCAGCTCTGTATCTTGCTACAGCAACAATTAACGCTAGCACAACGGCGTACACTGCTACAGGTGAAGTTACGGGTACAAACTACACCGCAGGGGGTATCTCTACAGGAGCGTTTAACGCGCCAACTTCTACGAGCACTACAGCGTTTACTCAACCTACTACATCCCTTACTTTCGGTTCTTCCGGGTCACCGGTAACTTTAAGCACGGCTTTTGACTGCGTATTAATCTACAACAGCACACAAAGCAACAAAGCTGTTAGCGTCCATACCTTTAGTTCTCAAACCATTACGGCTGGTGTGTTTACGCTGACGTTACCTACAAATGATTCTACGAATGCGTTGATAAGGCTAGCGTAGTTAAAGTGAGTATATTGTGGCAAATGGCACATGGGGTAACGGCACATGGGGCAGTAATACTTGGGGAGGCACCAATGTCGATCAGGCGTTAACAGGTGTCAGTGCCACAGGTGCTGTTGGAAATGTAGTTTATACACTTACCCCTGCGCTTACTGGTAATGCGGCTACTGGGTCTGTTGGAAGTGTAGGGGTAACAAAGTCTGTTGCTTTAACGGGTGTAAACGCTACGGGGGCTGTTGGGAATATAAGTCTCACCCAAGTAGCAGCTTTAACGGGGGTCAGCGCCACAGGTGATGTTGGATCTTTAACTTTTGCGTTTAGTTCAAGTCTTACGGGAGTTTCTGCAACTGGCAGTGTTGGATCTCTTACTGCGGCAAAGCAAGCTGATTTAACAGGGGTTAGTGCTACTGGACAAGTTGGTTCATTTAAGGTAACAACGACAGTAAGTCTTTCTGGTGTTGCAGCGACAGGAAATGTTGGATCTTTTGGGGTGTTGTACTGGGGGCTGATCAACAATTATGAAGACGCGCAATGGGGTGAAGTTGATACATACCAAGATGCTGGCTGGAACTTGATTACTACGCAATGAGGTGAATGATGGCTTACACTCCAACAACACTGCTTTCTCTCCCGGTTATCACAACTGGGTCGGAGTCTGGTTCGTGGGGGGATGTTACTAATAACGGGCTTACTCAATATTTAGATATTGCAGTTGCTGGAGCCTTAAGTGTTACATCCACTACAACTTTAGCTAATACAGCAGGTACAAGCACGGTTACTAACATAGGGTCTACGACAGCCCAGTACCGCACCATTATTGTCCCTGCCACCGGCCCATCAGCAAATATTGTTATCACGGCTCCTTCGTCAAACCGTACGTATCACGTAGTAAACCGAAACGCTACATACACGGTACAAATTAGAGCGGGTGCAAACTCTGGGGTAACGCTTAGTGCAAACCAATCTGCAACGGTTACCTACGACTCTGTAGCAGCAGACTATGTTTTAGTTGGCCCAGTTGGTCCCGGTGTAACGCTTTCTGCAAATAATGCTTTTACAGGCGCTAATACCTTTTACAACGCTACGGGGCAAACTTTTGCTCAAGCGGCAACCAATGATGGCATTATTGTTCAAGGAAGAGCGGGGGGAAGTTCTTCTTATCGCGTGACATTTACTACCGCTACACTTACAGCAAGCCGCACCTTAACGCTCCCCGATGCTACGGGTACGGTAGCTACAAACGGTTTTGCAGTAGCAATGAGCCTTATTTTAGGATTCTAAGGATTAAATCATGGCAAATCCAAATATTGTCGGTGTAACTTCTATCTACGGTAATACCGCGTATGTGACGCCGTCTACAACATCTGCGACGACCTCGTGGACAACTAACGGTACAACCTCGTTAACTGGCCTCACTCCGGCGGCAAATACAGTGAACCGAGTCACTCAGATTGTGGTTAGTAACACGACGGCAAGCGCGGCTAATGCTACGGTAGCGATTGCAAATAACGCTACGTTTGGTAGTGGTACGGCCTACAACATTGCCTACCAGATCAGCGTTCCGGCTAACTCTACCCTGATTGTTGTTGACAAGACCACGAGTTTTTATGTGACAGAAAACCAGTCGGTCGGGGTTACCTCTGGAACAGCCTCTGCACTTACCTATGTTGCTACATTTGAAGCTATTACCTAAAGGTAACTAAGATGGCTATCCACGGCTACCCCGGTGGGGTCATTAGCGCCACTGCGCCTTCAGTCAGTACGTTGTCCGCTTCGGGTGTTTGGACGTTACCCAAGGTGCTTTATTACGTCGGCCAAGGCACATGGCCCCCTCCGACTGTTGATTATCTCGTTGTTGCAGGAGGCGGTGGCGGTGGTGCATATGCAGCAGGTGGAGGTGGCGCTGGTGGTTTTAGGACCGCTTCAGGAGTTCTTACAGTTGCTGCTGGTACGTCATATACAGTAACAGTTGGCGCTGGGGGCGCTGGTTCAACTGGCTATACAGTTGCAAAAGGGTCAAATGGATCAGATTCAGTTTTTAGCACAATTACCTCTACAGGTGGTGGTGGCGGTGGGTCACTTGCTTCTGGTGGGTTTGGAACAGGTTCAAATGGTGGTTCAGGTGGTGGTGGAGCGCATCAGGGAAGTTCTGGAGGAACCGGGAATACACCTTCGGTAAGCCCTTCTCAGGGAAGTAATGGCGGGACTGGTAACACTCCTCCGCCCGGAGGGGATGGCACTGGTGGCGGAGGCGGAGGCGCTGGTGGAACCGGTAGTAATGGGGGTTCTTCTCCATCTACGGCTGGTGCTGGCGGAACAGGAACGACTTCGTCTTATTCTGGAGCTTCGGTAACTTAC